GTCAGAACCACCTACCCTTAGGGTAGGTGCCGTTTCCCAGAATGGTAACCATTCTGGCTGACTAAGATCATAGACGAATATCGGAAGATATCGATCTATGTTTTCGAGCTCGACTACGTTACGTAGTCCGGGCTTGAATACGTCCGTCTTGACCGTTACGGTCTCCTCGGACGGTACTAACGGAGCCTCTCCTTGTTAAGGAGGCACTCCGTTAGGAAAACCCCCCAGTCCCATAAGGGAAAAAGGCCTTCAGGCCGCCTGAGTGGTTTAAAGACGCTTCGGACTTCAGTCTTAACGTCTTGGAAGTCAATTATATCCTGATGGATATAGTTGTCTTCGAAGGTCTCGTCCCAAAGTCTTTGGTAGCGAGACCTCCAGGGCTCTGTATTATACAGATCCTTGCTTTCAGGTGGCCCCTCCATAAGGAGGAGCTCCTTGAATACGATCGGACGGAAGACAACGTCTTCCATCCGCTCGAACGTAAAGATTCGCCTTCTGGCCAATTCTTTCGTAAGGTATCTAAGCGGAGTATCCGCCGAGATACCTAACCGATCCCTCGCTTCAGCGATTGGTTCGGGCTTACCTGCAGACAAATCATAGAAAAGCTGTAGGTCTAACGCCCTAGACGCTCCGCGTCTAGGGAGGTTGCGAGTGAAACTTTTGAAAAGTATTCTCTCTCGCATTGTCGCTGAGCCCCTAAGGAGCTTGACGACAAATTGCTTAGTCGCCTCAGGCGATTGAGCAATTAAACTTGGTAGCTCGTCTTTAAAGCCGAGACCAAGTCCTCCCAGATCTTGCGGAAGCATTAGCTGGGAGTAAAGGCGTGTACCTGCCTTAGGCAGGTAATGCCTCATACGCTCGCAGAAGCGAGTACGAACAAGGTGTAACCATTTCCGGTCGAAGACCGCTGGATTCATCCATAGAATGGTTCGCCCGAATGACTTAGCCTTGCCTATGGCAATGTTTCGGTCATCCTGTACCTCAATACTCTTAGAGATTGGGGACAGTAACCGGACCTTTATCGAATCGACAAAGATAGACCGGTCATAAGACTCAACAGATCGATTGACCTGATTGGGCCTTATAAAAAGATCCCTATCCTTAAGGAGCAGGATCTTTTCACAGTACTTGACAGCTTCTGCTGAGACTGTGTGCTTAAGAGGTGAGATTTTACAACCCCATCTCTTAAGATTGTCGGTTATCTTCGAGAGATAGCCGATAGGTCCGTAGGCGATGTGATCATCGCCTCCGACAGCGAAGGCCCTCCAGGTAACCTGGATGGCCTGGTAAGGCAACTCGAGATGATCTCTAATTGCCTTTTCTTCTGCCGCTAATGCAATTAGCGTCAGAATGGCTTTCGTTATGGGTTCTCCCATAAGAACGCCCCGACGTTTCACGAAATATTCGTTAGCGCCGGTCTCTATAAACCGAGCAGATACTGCCAGCTTTATAGAGTGACTCATCCATTCGGATTGAATCCCAATGGATGAGGTAA